GGCTCCCTGGGCGTCTTTCTGCCTGTTCTTGGCCTCGATGGCTGCCATTTTCTCTGCGTGCTCTTTGTTCTGCTTGTCGACTTCTTCGATGACCGCTTTTTGCGTGGCTTTATCAACCGAGCTATCGCCCTCGGGGTCAGATTCGTCGGGAATCAGGAAGGCATGGCGCAGCCCGTACTTCAGCGCTCCGGTCATGGCCTTGTAGACGGCTTTGTCTCCCTTATCGGTTCCAGTACCCCAGCTATGCAAGACCACTGGTGCGGCGGTAGGCTCGTCGCCATCGAAGAAGCTGAACTCCATGCGCAGGTCGACGGCTTGGAAATGGCCTTCCTTGGCTGGAATCTCGTAGTTTCTGATTTCCACGACATCGGCAACCATGAAGACATTGCGGCTGGACAGGGCTTTCCTGACAAGCCAGGCCACGTCCGCGGCTTTGACGTAGGCATACTTTTGGAATTCGTTCCGACCGCGTTTGTCCACGTTGTCGATTTCCGCGACTACGGATGCTAGCTTTTGCAGCAGATTCAATTTCGGGAGCGGCGCAAGTACAGACTCTTGTTGGCTTGGCGCTCCATTGGTTTTTGGCTCAGTGTTTGCCATGTGATTCTCCTTCGTCTCGTTTCGATCCACGCTTCGCAAGCCAAGCAATAATCGCCGTTATTTTCGCAGCGGCAGTCTTGGGTAGGCCAGCCATCCCGGCAAGTCTTGCACGTGTGGCTCTCGCCTGACGGGGCGCCGCAGTACTGGCAGGTCATGGCAGGTTCCTCGCTACCCGCAAGCTGTCCGACAAGAGTGGATTCAAATCCATCAAATCTTCACCGCAGTCAAGGCAAGCTACCATTGCTGTGCTCAGGTTGATGCGGCGGTTCAGGTGCTCGCAGGCGATGGGCTCAAGTTCTTTTTGCTCGGCCCCGATCTCTTCGTGGGGCCTTCCAGCAGGGTCATTGATTTCGTGAAATTCCATCGTCATCGCTTTTCTCCTAACCCTAAAACTTCTTGCGTCCTTTTCAGAACGGAAACCATTCTCAGCATCCGTGCGTACCAATCGACGGCTCCATCTGCCACAGTGTTGCGCACCAATTCGCGGCCCTCAATCATTTTCCAAAGCTCGCGCAAGCAATATTCCAGTTCTTGCTCTTTACTGGTCAGCGCTTCCATTTTCTTCTTTCTGTTTGGGCAAGTTATTCGGCCCCACCCACCACATCGTTCCAAAGCTCGTGACTCCGCCGGCATAGATGGCCTTGTACTTCGAGAAGCATTCGCCAGCATGGCCTTGTTCTCGCTGGCAGCAGGCTTCGGTGCCGGGGCATGGAGCGTTGCAGGCGATCACCATTTCTCCTTCCAAATCATGCAAAGGTAATAAATCCCGTGGCCAATGACCAGAGTCCCGGCAGCAAGTGCCAATGCTTCATCGAACCAAGCAAGGTGCGAGAAATTCATGGGCTGACCCATCACCATCAGGAATATCACGCCAAAAAATGAAACGTTAAGCATGGCTCGTTCGCTTTTGCTCACCGCACACCCGCCTTTTTCCGACGGCACCGAGAATAGTCAGGATGTTCCAGCAGCCACTTTTTCATATACGATTCTCTGCAACTTTTGCATTGCCTGCCTCCCGTGGGGATAATCCTGGTATTTTCCTGATTGAATGGATGGCCGCGTTTGCAGTGGGTTTTAGTTGCTTTTTCCCCCCGCATCATATTCTCCTTGTGCGTCACGAGTTCCAGGTGAGCAGGATTAACACATTTTATATTTCTGCAAAGATGGTCCAATTCTTTGCCTGACTGCGTTTTATAGCCCGCTACCATCCAAGAAATCACATGCGCTCCATGTGTGCGCCACTCCATGCCTTCTTTGATCATCATCATTCCGTAGCCATCGGTATCCAGTGCAGCAATCCAAATCCAACACTGACCCAAATCGGGCCGGTACGCTGGAATCGGACCATTCTTATCAACTTTCTCAAAAAACTTTTCCGCAACTGGCCTGCCAATTTTTGCTCTGTGATTCCTTAAGAAACGAGTAGGTGCTCCCTTTTTAATTCCGAACTTGGCGTGAGTATGTGTATATACCCCGGTTTCCTTTCCACAACCGCACTCGCATAATTTCTTCATCATTTGAGAGAACCAGTTACCAGCACATAGAGAAGAAGGGCAAACAGAGCAATCAAGAACAACTCAAACAGCAGCGTGATCCGCCGCCTTCGATCAAAGAGCATAGTGGGCTCCTTGGCTGGTCCCATGCGCACTTTCCAGCCACGCTTTTTGAATAGCACGGGCTTTCTGCTTTGCATCCGGTGGCTGCCGTTCCAGGCTCCTTCCATGATATCGGCTAGCTCGTGCAGGGCGAGGGCATTCATGGTTGGCTTTCTGCGAGTTGGTCCAGCAGATCGGCAATAGCTTCGGCTTCCGTAGCTCCGTGCCCGGACGGGCTGCAGCGCCAGATGCTTCCGCTTTCGTCTTCGCCTTCGTAGCTGGCGTCATAGGTGTTGTCGTCAATCGCGCTCCAGTCCAGCGAGCGAATGGGGATTGGGGGACAATCACAGCTGGTATGCAGGTCGATGACTTGGCGTGTGGCGAGAATGGATAGCTGTCGGTTCATGGCTGGTTTCCGATCTGTTCGAGAATTTGCTGGGCTTTGCAGAACGCGCAATCGTCAACGTGGTTATGCTTCACGGAAGGGACCAGCAATTGAATGATAGTCAACAGGTCTTTTCGCTGAGCGCGCAGTTTGTCGATCAGCTCGCAAGCGGTAGTCACCGAAGCTGACAGCTTGTCGAAATCCTGTTCTAGCTGGCTGGTCATAGCTTTTCCTTTGGCATGACTACGCCGCCCAGGCCGTCCGACCCTGCGATGCGATAACCTATGTCGCTGCCTTGCAACTCGCCTTCAATAATGTCCTGCCAGTGAGCGGCGATATTGAATATTTTGTATGCCGGGTAAGTGAACTCTTTGAGGAATTCTCCGTCGCGCGTCACGACTACACGACCATCGGGACCATCTCCCCAGAATCCCTCAGCCATGTAGCCTTTGTGCTCGACTTTGAAGGCTACTTTCTCGCTCATGGACGTATCACCTTATTTCGGCATGCGCTGCAGATGTAATGCCGCACTGCGTATTTCCACAGTCCTTCGACATTCGGATAGCTTGCTTTGCAGAATCGGCAGGATTGATAGGTCAAGCCGTAGCGCAGATCGCAGGCGCAAAACACGGCATTCAAGAGCGTTTGTTTTGGAGGTCTGCTTTCGTACTGTCCCGTAGCCATGTTGGCATCCCTCACTGACACTATTTACGCTTCAAGTTCCTTTTGCTGCCGATTCCATAACTGGAGGTGGCTTGCGCAGAGGGAGAGCTAAAGGTAACTGGTTGCCATCCAGGTTCTCCCTCTGTTTCAGGCTGGCTAGGCCCGCAAGTCCTCTCATCTGCGAGAGTCTGCTCGGTCTCAGCAACGAATCGCGCATGTTCGTGATCCTGTAAGCTGTCCCACTGAAATTTCAGGCTGTCATATTTAGCCTGTAGTTCTTCAAGCGCTGGCTGGCTCCAGCGAACTAAGGACAACACTGCGAATATCAAAGCGATTCCGAACAGGCCAGCGAACCAAACTGGAATCAACTTGGCTCCGCAGACCATGCCAAATATCACGCATGAACTGTACACAGTGAGAGTCACAACGTAAGACTTGTCTCGCAGAGTCAGCATACGCAACCTTCAACAGAGCAAACCCCGTTCTGCGCTGGTGCGCCGCAGAGGCAGATCGTCTCAGCCCAGATGGAGCCGTGCTGCGTTCCGTACTTCTTGAAACAGTAGAGATTGGTGCGGACGGCTTGAGCGGCCATGTAACTCAATCCGAATGGCCTGACAGGCTCTTGTCCGTTCTCGGCATTTTGAATCCATGCCCAGAAAGCGGCAGCATAGGATTTCTTGTCGGCGTTTCGGATTCTCTTAATGTAGGTTTCGGCGTTCATGTCGGTGTTCCTCACTGACACCAATAGTACGCTCATGTGCGGATTCATGTCAAGGATAATCAACGTACTGGTACTTTTTTTCTATTGCAATCAGCGTTCTGGCATAGGATACTGGCGGTATGAATGAGGATGGATTTCTAGCGCGGCTGCAGCGCGAAGTAGAGCGGTACGGCAATCAAAAGCGTACGGCCGAGGCCTTGGGAATCAGCGAGCAATTTCTCACTGACGTTCTCAAGGGGCGGCGCGGACCTGGCGACAAGCTATTGAAGGCATTAGGGTTAAAGAAGCGTGTGGAGTATGTGCGGCAATGATCCAAGGTGCGGGTCAGGTCGGCCAAGCGGCCGTAAACAGCGAATACGAGGGCTGGCAGCGTGTGCACGCCCAGCTGCTCAAAAGCGTAGCAGACGCCCAAGCCCGGTTGCTCGCAGCGCAAAATGAGACAAACGACCGGCTGGAAGGGCAAGCCAAAGAGATTCTAGGCTTGAACGAGACGCTGCACCGGATCAGGGACAAGCTAGACAACTTTGACCTGCAATTCATTGCTAATCAGAATACGATGCTCAGCCGTCGACTGGACGAGCTGAAGGATATTTGCGTGGTCAACGGTTCAATGTTGCATCAGATCGGAACGGAACTGCCTCGCCGGCAAGTGGCGCGTCCCAAGCGTATCGTCAAGCGAGCGGTGGAGCGCAAGCGATGACTACTCTCCTGCTGCCCGGCAACGACGCCAAGCTAGAAGAAGCGGCCGCATACGTGTCGAATCACGAGCATCCTTCGGCAGTCGACATTCAGGTGCATTTCTCACTCCCCTGGGACAGAGCACAAAATCTCGCTAACGTGTTGCAAGAGCGTGGCTTATGGCCTAAATGCGGCCACCGGCAAGGGCTCAAGCGGACCTGCATATTATTTCGGGGGCACATCCGAGGCCATGTGTTTGAAATCTGAGCCATGAGAGAAATCAAATATCTCACTTTTGTTCCCAACTCAAAGCCATTCGTGAAGTGCAATGGTTTCTGGCGGTGCCGGTGCTGCGCCAAAGCGCGTAACAGTTTGCGGTCCATCCAGCGGCATGTAAAAAGCAAACACGTCCCGTAACTTTTGCGAAACTAGCGGTTGCAATTCCTTCTAGCCCGAAAGTACTATGGTGCGGGCGTGCGCGGTCCGCATCGCTGGCCCACATGGTCAACGGAGCGGGCCCGCATCGCCTTTTTCCACCGCGCCGGTGCGTGTCTGTTAGCGGCGACGATTTTTTCGATCAGGCCAATTACGCCAAAAATCGAAATCTACAATCCTGTCAGTGATTCCAGTTTCTACGTCCCACCCGCCCAAGCCATAGCCCTCGCAAGAGACAATCCCCACAAATGGGTCAGCAGCAAAAGATTGATTCTCGGCCCTGACCGCAATCTGAAAGTGACCTGGGAGCCGAAGCAGAGCGGCGAATATGGCCCATTGGTTTTACAGGTTGTCACCTGAGCCGGGCGGAGAAGGTGTGCTAAGGGAAGGCAGCAAGGGCCGACTACCCCTGCATCTGGCAAGCGCGTCTTCTCCGCCGGCACCAGAAAATGGGTATTATCGAGCGCAAATGGGCCAGAAATGCTCGAAAAGGTAAAGAAACGCTATGAATTGTTCGCCAGGGAGTATGTGATCGATCTTAACGGCACCCGCGCGGCAATCGCAGCAGGTTACAGCGAACACACCGCTGGTGTCACAGCCAGTCAACTCCTAACCAAACCTAAGATTCAGCGAATAGTCCAGCAACTTATCTCCAAACGCGCCAGCAAACTCGACCTGAAAGCCGAGAAAGTAGCAGAAGAACTCCAGCGCATGGCGTTCTCCAACATGCTTGATTTCATGGAGATAGATGAGCAAGGCCGGCCAGTGGGACTCAATTTGGCGAACATCACGCGCGATCAGGCAGCAGCGATTCAAGAGATTACCGAGGACACTACCGGGGGCACGGGCGACGGCGAGCGGCGTCTCATTTTGCGAACGAAATTCAAGCTGGCGGATAAGGGCAAAAGTCTCGAACTTCTTGGGCGGCATCTTGGGATGTTCCAGGACAACGTAAAAGTGACAGGGCTCGAAGGTTTAGCAGAGCGGTTGAGCGAGATACGCAAGAACAAGCATGCCGGTTGAACTGCAAGAAGAACTTTTAGCCGAAGTGGCGGAGACGATTGACGATCCGCTCGCTTACACGGAGCGCTTCTACCCTTGGGGGAAACCAGCGCTTGACGACTCGCTGGGGCCGAGGAAATGGCAAAGCGAGCTGCTGGGCTATCTGAGGGATTGTTTCTCGAATCCAGCTACTCGGCACGTTCCCTGCAAGATAGCGGTAGCCAGCGGGCACGGCATCGGCAAGTCGGCCTTCATGGGCATGATCATGAAGTGGGCGATGGACACCTGCCCGGATTGCAAGATACTTGCTACCGCCGGCACAGGCACGCAGCTCAGCACCAAGACCGTTCCGGAGGTAAGTAAGTGGTTCCGGCTGAGCTATACGGCGGATTGGTTCGATGTGCGCGCGACGAGTATCCGCAGCAACGACCCCAAACATGAACTTTCCTGGAGGGTTGATTTTGTCACCTGGAGTGAGCATAACGTAGATGCTTTCCAAGGGTTGCACAACAAGGGCAAACGCATTGTTTTGGTTTTTGATGAAGCCTCGGCTATTGCGGACCGCATTTGGGAAGTGGCCGAAGGAGCCATGACCGATGAAGAGACCGAAATCATCTGGCTGGCCTTTGGCAATCCGACGCGAAATACTGGAAGCTTCAGGGAGTGTTTTGGCCGATTCAAGCATCGCTGGAAGACGTTTCAGATTGACAGCCGGACCGTCGAAGGCACCAATAAAGAGCAAATCGAGAAATGGATAACGGATTATGGCGAGGATAGCGACTTCGTTCGCGTGCGTGTGCGGGGCGAATTTCCGAGGGCTGGCAGCACTCAGTTTATCCCTGGCGATGTTGTTGCTGCGGCGCGGAGTTATAAATCCCAGGGCCATGAGTCATTGCCCAAGGTGCTCTCCGTCGATGTTGCCAGGTTCGGGGACGATCAAACGGTGGTCGGAATGCGCCAAGGCCGGAAAGCCAAGATCCTCGCTAAATATCGAGGGCTAGACACCGTGCAAGTAGCCGAGCGGATCATCAAGTTCATGGAAGAGGAGAAACCCGATGCAATTGTTATTGACGAGGATGGTATCGGGGCTGGGGTGGTGGATCATATTAAGTTTTGCGGTTTTGGGCGCAGGGTTTTTGGGTTTCATGGCGGGACAGCAGCCAGCGACCCCAATGCATATTTTAATCTTCGCGCTGAGTGTTGGGGGCGAATGCGTGATTGGCTTTCTGCTGGGGCCGAAATTCCAGATGATCCTGAGTTAGAAGCTGATTTGACCGGGCCGGAATACGGTTTCAGCGCCAAGCAGCAAATCCAGCTGGAGAAGAAAGAAGACATGAAGAAACGCGGACTCAGCTCGCCAGATTGCGGAGACATGCTGGCAATGAGTTTTTCGGTCAAAGTTGCTGCTCCAAAGAAAGTTGCAGATGAGCCGCTCGACTACCGCTCAGGAGAAGCCACCCTCGGCTGGATGCGCTAGTGCCACGCAAAGCGAAAGACATCATTGCCGAAGCCAAAAAGCGCTTCAAGCAATGTGTGGATGCCGAAGCCACGATCCGCGCCAAATGCCTCGATGACCTGATATTCCTTTCCGGCGAGCAGTGGAGCGATCAATCGCTGAAAGAGCGCGCCAGGGACCAGCGGCCCGCGCTGGTAGTGAATCGGCTTGATCAGTTCGTCCAGCACATCGCCAACGCGCAGCGGCAGAACCGCATCAGCGCCAAAGTCTTTCCGGTGGACGACCAGGGCGACATCGAGACTGCCGAAGTCATGCAGGGCATGGTGCGGCACATCGAGTACCGCTCGAAAGGCACGCTGGCCTACGACACTGCGGAATTCTATGCCGTGGCAATGGGCTTCGGCTACTGGCGGCAAATCACCAAGTACGAGAATCCCAAAACCTTCAAGCAGGAAGTCTTGCTCGAACGCTTGCCCAATCCTTTCCAGGTCTATCTCGGGCCGCATACATTGCCGGACGGGTCAGATGCGGAATTCGGCTTCGTGTTTGTTGATATGCCGCGCGACGAGTTCGAGTCTGAATATCTCGATGCCGACACCAAGGGGCTCGACGACATGCGCGCGACCGGCGACATGGAAGGCTGGCTGGATGAGGAGTCCGTGCGCGTGGCGGAATATTACACGAAAGAATATGAGCCCGCAAAGCTGGTTCAACTGACAGATGGCCAGGAAAAGCTGCGCAGCGAACTGAAGCCCGGCGAAGAGAAACTGATTGCAATAGACGAGGACGGCAAACCCCGTGAGCGCGACACGCGCATCCCAACGGTGAAGTGGTACAAGCTCAACGCCGCTGAAATCCTGGATGAAACTGAATGGCCCATCGACCGCATACCCATTGTCAAAGTGATTGGCCACGAATTGACGGTGAACGGCAAGCTGATCCTCAAGGGCATCGTGCGGAACCTGAAGGACGCGCAACGGCAGTACAACTTCATGCTTTCCGCGCAGACCGAGGCGGTGGATTCGAGCAAGGGCCAGGTGGTGATGTTCGAGGGCCAGGAAGAGGGCCATGAGCAGGAGTGGAAGAACCTCAACCGTCAGCAAGTGCTGAAGGTCAAGCCTACCGACCTGAAGGGCCAGCCCTTACCCGGCCCGCAGCGCCTCGCTCCCAACATGAGCGTGGCGGCGATGACCGAAGCGCGCATGCTGGCCGCCGACGATTTGAAGGCGCTGACGGGAGTTTATGACGCGGCGCTGGGCGCACGGTCAAACGAAACCAGCGGGCGGGGAATTCTGGCGCGGCAATCGCAAACGGAAACCGCCAATTTCCACTTCCAGGACAATCTCACGCTGTCCGTTTCGCACAGCACCAAGATGCTCGTGGACTTGATTGGAGTGGTTTACGACACGCCGCGCATGGTGCGCACTATCGGCGAAGACGACAGCCAGAAAGTGGTGCGCATCAACCAGCTCTTCACCGAAAAAGGGCAAACCAAAAAGTACGATTTCACGGTGGGCGAATATGACGTGATATGCACCGCCGGGCCGGCCTTCCAGACCAAGCGCCAGGAAGGAGCGCAACTGCTTACGCAACTGGCCTCCGCAGCGCCCATTTTGATGCAGGCCGCGCCGGACCTGATCATGAAGACGCTGGATGTTCCCTACGCCCAGGAGATTTCCGACCGCCTGAAGAAGACTTTGCCGGCGAATTTGCAGGACAATCCCGACCAGCCCGAAGTTCCTCCGCAGATACAGCAGAAGCTGCAGCAGATGGGCCAAATGCTGGATGTGCTAACCAAGGAACTGAACGCCAAGAACCAGCTGATCGAAATGAAGCAAGTGGAAGCGCAAAACAAGCTGGACATCGAGCATCTGCACGCCGAGACGCAAATCACCATCGCGGAAATCAACACCAAGGCGCAGGAATCGAAGCTCCGGCTGCAGCTGGAGCAGGACATGTGGAACCAGTTGCACCAGCAGAATCACGAAGCCGCAATGGGCGCAGCGGACCATGCCGCAGCGCTGGCGCAGCAGCCGGCAGAACCGGCCGCCGAACAAGTTTCAGCTTAAAGCTGGCAAAGAGTTCGCAGTAAAACCCTACCGGGAGGGGTCAAGCACCGGGAAGCAATCCATCGGAGGACGCGATGAATATCGAAGAACCGGAAATTCTGGAAACGCCAGCCGAGTCTCCAACCGAGACGGAAACGCCCGCAGCCCCGGCAGCTGCGGAACCAAGCGAAACGAAAGAAGAGCAGCCCGCGCAGCCGCCCAAGAAGGAGGGCGGGGTTCAGCGGCGCATCGATGAACTGACCAAGAAGGCCCACCTGGCCAACGCCGAAGCCGAATTTTGGCGGCAGAAGGCGCTGGGCGAGAAGCCTGCCGAGGCAGTTCCCGAAAAGCCGAAAGCCAAGCCGAATGCGGCCGATTTTCAGACCACCGAAGCCTATTTAGACGCACGCGATGAGTGGGTCCGCGAGGAAACGCTCCGAGCGGCGCGCGCGGAGTTTGACAAGAAACTCCAGGAAAACGAGACCCAGCGGGAACAGCGCACCGAAGAGGGAGTGCTCGCCGAGGAATGGCACGAAAGAGAAACCGCCATCACTGCCGAGCATACCGACTACGGCGATGTGACCGCTGCGGCCATCGAAACGCTTCGGACGGCCAAAGGACCGGCGCAAACGGCCATTGCCCACGCGGTGCAATACAGCGAGAAAGGGCCGGAACTGCTTTATTTCCTGGGGCAAAACCCCGAGGAAGTTAGCCGTCTCGCGGCCATGCATCCGACCCAGGCAGTGCTAGCGCTAGGGAAGCTCGAAACACGTTTCGCAACACAAAAACCGGGCGAGGAAACAACTCCGCCGACCACCAAGGCCCCCAAACCGCCCACACCCATTCGCAAGACTTCGGGAGGCGTAGAAGCCGACCCCGACGATCCGGCCAGCGACAAGACGCTGACTGATGAGGAATGGATTAAGCGGCGCGAGGCCCAAGTGCGTAAACGCTCCGGGCGCTAGAAGGACGCCCCAAAAAAACTAAATGGCCGACACACTTCTTACCGCCGACATGATCACGCGAGAGGCTTTGCGCATCGCGCATCAGAGCGGCAACTTCATCAGAAACATTACCCGCAGCTATGACGGTTCTTTCGCCAAAACCGGCGCGAAAATCGGCGATACGCTGCGCATCCGGCTGCCCAACCAGTTCACGGTGAGCAGCGGTTTGGACATCACCGCAAACATCCAGGACATCACCGAAGCATCCACCACCCTGGCGGTGCAGACAGTAAAGAACGTCGCCTGGGACTTCACCATGCAAGAACTCACGATGAAGCTGGACGACTACAGCGACCGGATCCTTAAGCCTGCCGTGGCGCGCTTGGTGGCTGACGTTGAATCCGACGCCATCAGCATGTACAAGGACGTATTCACCATCCAAGACGATGACACCGTGGCACTGTCTTACCTGGACATCGCCAAGGCTAGGCGCTTCCTGAATGAGAACCTGGCTCCCGACGATGACAACCGCTGCGCGATTCTTTCGCCGTTCCACACCGTGAAGGCGCTGGACGCGGAGAAGGGCCTGTTCAATGCGCAGGAAGCCATCGCCAAGCAGTTCAAGAAAGGGCAAATCGCGCATCAGAGCGGGTTCGATTTCTACGAGAATACCCTGCTCACGGACCATCAAACGGGCACAGCGGCAAAAGTCACCGCCTATTTGTCAAACGGCGCCACACAGACGGGCGCATCCATTGCCGTGGATACCGGCGTAACCACCTTCAAAAAAGGCGATGTAATCACTTTTGCCGGGACCAACGCGGTGCATCCCGAGACCAAAGCCAGTTACGGTTATCTCAAGATGTTCGTGATAACCGCGGACTATGCCGGAGGCGCGGGCAACCTGGCCATTTCACCATCCGTGGTCGCCGCTGGAGCAACTCAGAACGTCTCCCAATCCATCGCCGACAACTCCGCCATCACGAAAGTGGCGGCGGGAGCCAGCGAACTCATCAATACGTCGCTGCTGTTCCATCCCGAAGCGTTCGTCTTCGCCACTGCCGACCTGATGCAGCCGATGAGCGCGGAACTGGCCAGCCGCAAAGTACTGGACGGCATCAGCCTGTCGTTTGTGGTCGATTACGACATTCTGAAGCATCGCAACATCGCGCGGCTTGATATCCTGTACGGATTCAAGACCGTGCGGGGCGAGTGGGCGGTACGCTTGCACGCTGACGGTTAAACCTTTCAGCCGCTTTGGGGGCGGAGCGGAAATCCGCCCTCTTTATTTCAAAGGAGCCATTCATGCCAGAGGCCAAAAAGCAGCAAGAGAAGGAAAAAGAGCAGGATACCGGCTCTTACCCGCAGCGGTTCGTGCATCCTTCAGGATCTGAAGGCTTCCCGAAGAATGCGGAGGATGCGGCGGCGCTGCGCGAGGCAGGATTCAAACCGGCCAAGGACTAGATGCCAGCTCTTGTCAGCGTCAATGACGTTTACCGCGTCCATGCGAGCACTCAGGACATCATCAAGCGCGCTTTGCGCCTGCTGGGAGTGCTGGCGAGCGGCAATCCCCTGCCAGCGGACCAGTTGACTGATGGCCTCGAATCGTTCAACGACATGGTGGATTCCTGGAACACGGAAAAGCTAGCGGTCCCGGTGCTGGCGCGAAACACCTTCACGCTAACGGTGGGAACCAACCCCTACGACATCGGGCCGGGTGTGGTTGCCCCAGGCTTCGACACACCGCGCCCCAACCGCATCGAAAAGGGCCAGGCCTGGCTGACAGGGGGAGGCCTGGGAGAGAGTGAAAGAGCCCTAGATAGCTATACCAAAGAGGAATGGACGGCAGTCTACCTCCCGTCGCAGGTGGGCATGCCGCGCGGGCTGTATTACGAGCCCAACTTCCCGAATGGCAGGATCTGGTTCGAATTGCAACCAGACGCGGCCTACAGCCTGATTCTTTTTCTGGAGCAGTTGCTGCAAATCGTTTCACTGGATGGAATTACGACAGAATTGGCGTTGCGGCCCGGCTATAAAGAAGCCCTGACGACCAATCTAGCGATCGAACTCGCCCCGGAATACGGGAGAAGCGCTCCAGCCGAAGTCATCAACCAGGCCATCGAGAGCAAGGCATGGATGAAACGCTTGAATCAGCAGCCTTTAACGCTTAACGGCGATCCAGAACTTACCCATCAGGGCGGATGGGACATCCTGCGGGGGCCGTACGGATAAGTTCCCAGGGTTCATTGGGCCAAGCTATACCGCCCGCAGCGTGAACGTGGACGCGCAGCGCTGCGTCAATCTGTACCCTGAACTGGACGAGCTGGGTACCGGGAAAGAACACGAAATTGCGGCCCTGGTAGGCTCTCCAGGCCTCAAAAAGCTGTCAACGGCGGGCTTGGGACCATGCCGGGGGCTGTATTACTCATCCGTAGGTCGCAGTTTCATGGTCAGCGGGATAACGCTTTATGAAGTCACAACGCCCAATGTACCCATCCCGATGGGAACGCTGACGACTGGCCTGGGTTCCATCCTGATGACCGATAACGGCACAGACTTAGTGCTAGCCGATGGGGCTAAAGGCTATACCTTCCGTTTTGCGACGAATGCGTTCAACCAGATTGGCGACCCGGACTTCCCGCCCGGGGCGAATGTCGCGCAATTCCTTGACCAATACATCATCGTCAACCAGCCAGGAACGGGAAAATTCTGGTTTTCAGCTATTTCGGACGCAACCAACTGGGATGGCCTGGATTTTGGCAGCGCCGAGGGCGAACCAGACAACTTGCTGACCTTGCTGGTCGATCACCGCGAACTGTGGCTTTTTGGGGACAGAAGCATAGAAGTGTTCTACGACAGCGGCGACGCCGACAACCCATTCCAGCGCGTTCCAGGGGGCTTCATTGAGGAAGGGGCCATTGCCGGCACGGTGCAGAAGATCGACAACACCCTTTTGTACGTGATGGTGAACGACAAAGGGCAGGCAATCGTCAAGCGGGCCGAGAGCTATAGCCCGCGGCGCATCTCCACGCATGCCATAGAATATGCGCTTTCGACCTACGGGAACCTCTCGGGCGCCACTTCTTACACCTACATCTTGGACGGCCATTCGTTCTATGCGCTGAATTTTCCGGCAGCGGCGACGACTTGGATCTTCGATGCCGCTACCAGCCTGTGGCATGAGCGGCAAAGCCTGAAAGCGGATGGCACGATTACCAGGCATCGCGCCGAGCAGCATATTTTCGACGGCACGCGGCACCTGGTGGGCGATTTCGAGAATGGCAACCTGTACGAAATGAGCGATGCGGTGTTTACCGACGATGGCCAACCCATCATGTGGCTGCGCCGCGCCCCGCACCTGTCAAGCACCGGGAAGCGCATCTTCCACGGCGCCTTCCAGTTGGATCTGGAATCGGGAGTAGGGTTGCCGGCCGGTCAGGGGAGCGATCCGCAACTTACCCTGCGCTGGTCGAACGATGGCGGGCATACCTGGTCGAATGAACGCTTAGCCAGCATGGGGAAGCAAGGCGAATACCGGCGGATGGCGATTTGGAGGCGTCTAGGCGAAGCGCGGGACCGCGTGTATGAGGTAAAGAGCACGGAACCTGTAAAGCAGGTATGGATCAGCGCCTTTTTGGAGGCGATGGCGGGCGGATACTAATGAATCTCCACGTCCACCTCCATCACGACACCCGGTTGGACGAGATTCTGTCAGCGGTTAGATTACTACTCGCAAAGGAGAATCAAATGGATGCAGACCTACAGGCCATCATCACGCAGGCTAAGGCCAATACCGACGCTGAAGCGGCAGCCAACGCGGCCCTGATTGCGTTGTTCACTAAACTCACGGTAGCCTTGGCGGGGAGCGGGCCTATTTCGGCTGCCGACCGCGCGGCGCTGCAAGATACCGTGAAGTCCATGTCGGATTCGGCCAACGCGCTTGCTGCTGCGATTGTCGCAAACACGCCCAGTCAGTAAGGGTTGACCAATGGCTGTTTCAAAGCCCCGTCCGATTTCCTGGTCTCGCGGGCCGATTGTCGATAGCGACGGCAAGCCCACTCCCGAGATGCTGCGATTGATCCGTGATTTGGTGTCGAAGACCGATCCGGCACTCACGCAGCTCGGTAAACTGGTCAGCACAGACCAGATAGCCGCCGATGGCGCTGGGTCTCCCTTGGCCGGAGGCAAGCGCGGCTTCATCGCTCTGGATGCCAATAGCCGTTTAGCGGGAACCAAACGAGCGACGGCGGCGCTGGCTTCTTACACGCCAACGACGCAACCGCTCACGCAAAGCGGAACCACAACAACCATCAATGTCGCGGCATCCACCCAACGGTTTCCCGATGGCGATGTGGCCTACAATTCCGGCAGCGTAGATCCGGGGGCTTATGGCACTTATTTTGTCACTGCGGATGATCCAACTTTTCTTGGCGGGGCCGTTGCCTACCAGGCCAGTACATCTAATCCCAATGTGACGGCGAATGATGGCAGGCTTTATCTTGGGAAAATCACCACTACGGGAGGTGGAGGAGGCGTGGGCGGAGGCGGAGGCGGGGGAGCATGCTTTTCTGCGGGAACCTTGGTGCTAACCCGCCGCGGGTGCGTGCCGATTTCGGAAATCCGCGAAGGAGATCAAGTGCTGAGTCTCGCCGGCTGGCGGCGCGTGATGAAGCTCTTGGAGCACGATTACGACGGCCCGCTCTGCCGCATGGAGGACGGCCAGCACGTTACTCCCGGCCATCGGCTGTACAAGGACGGGGAGTGGGTAGCCGCGGACACGATTTTCCCAGGGCAGCCGATGCCTTACTGGGGCACCATCTACAATTTGCAGCTGGAAGCGGGAATGAGCGATGAAATGCACTGCTTCGCGCTGGCCAACGGGCAGATTGCTCATAACGTATTCAAAAACTGATGGCCCACATCACTGAAATCGTGAAGTACGAAAAGCTCTCTAACGGGCAGTTCGCCGTCACCATCCGCTGCTGCGCGAATCCCGCCAGCGACCATGCACATACCGTGGCCGCCGAAGTAGCCGGAGACTTGCAAAAGCTGGCCGCAAGCCTTTCCGCGGCACGCGATTTCTGCGCCACACAGCATGAGAACGCCGAAAAGGCGGCAGTGGCATTGCTTTCTGAAATTGGGAAGCAGAAAGAGCACGGATGATACGCGAAGCCAGGGAAGCCGACCTCAGTAGACTGGTCGAAATGGGCCAGCGATTCCTCCGGGAAAGCTCCTACAAAGCGCACTTGAGCGACAACCCCGAGCAAATGCGCAAACTGGCCAGGGAACTCACGGACAGGAATTCCGTTCTGGTAGCCGAGGAAGACGGGCAGATCATCGGGATGCTGGGATTTCTGATCTACCCGCACTTCCTTTCCGGGGATCTTACCGTTGGAGAAGTTTTTTGGTGGGTAGAGCCGCAGCACCGGGGAGCTGGGTTGAAACTTTTGCGAGAAACGGAAAACCGCGCGCGGCTGGCTGGCGCTTCCCACGTGCAGATGATTGCCCCGAACGAGCGCGTGGCAGGGCTCTATAAGAGACTTGGATATTCCTACGTCGAAAGTTCTTATCAGCGCACACTATGATTCCATTGCGCCAGTTCGATGATTTCGCGCCCGACGCGCGGGAAGTCCGTGAAGCGGTGATTGCGGGAGAATTCTCGACGGAAACCGGGCCAGACGGCGCCGCCTACACCGGCATTTCTAAATATCCTGTGCCTCATTGGTACGAGAGAATTGCCTCAGCCATCGGACATCCCATCATCCCGCGATTGTCTTGTTTTCGCTTGAATCTGGCGGGCGAACTGCCACACAGCTGGGTGCATTCCGACGATATTTGCGCCGAGTTTGCGAGCGTTCTGTATCTCAATCCGGCGGAGCAAGCCAAGGGCGGCACAGCCTTCTGGCGGCATACGGCACTTGGCCTCGATCGGCTGCCCAGCAAGGAAGAACTGACAGGCCGCGGCGCAAATGCCGAGTGGTTCTATTCCATGATGAGCCGCGAATGGAAAGTGCTCGATTGGTGGGAGCAAATCTGGTTCGTGGAGATGAAGTGGAACCGCTTTATCACTTATCCCACAAATCTCTTCCACAGCCGCTACCCTTTCGAGGCTTTCGGGAAATCGCCGAGCGATGGAAGACTGATCTGGATTTGTTTCTATGATCTGGCGGGGAAAAGCAGCGCGGTGAACTAATGAGCATAGCGACCAGCACGGCGATTGTCATTGGCGGGGTGGCGGCGGCTGCGGGAGGGATTGGCGCAGCGGCGATTGCCGGCAAGGGCGCAAGTGCACAAGCCAAGGCTGCAGAGCAGTCTTCGCAGACCGCCATTGCCGAACAGCAGCGCCAGTTCGACATCACGCAGAAGAATTTGCAGCCCTGGCTCACGGCGGGCTCGGGAGCCATCCAGAACTTGCAATACCTGCTGGGCATTGGCGTGCCTCCCGACCAGGCCATCACGCATACCGCGCAATCCACAGGAATTCCACCGGATGAACTCACCCGGATGATCCACGGCCCGCAAAGGTACGATGACGGGTCTGGCAATCCCTACCGTACCGACATGGGGATGACCACTGTGCCCACGCCAGGCGCTACCACCGCTTCGGGGCCGCCCAGCGGGATGAATCCAAGCGATTTTGGCTCCCTGAACCGCGACTTCTCGTCTTCCGACTTCACCACTGACCCTGGATACGACTTCAGGCTATCGGAAGGCGCGAAGGCTCTTGAACGTTCCGCAGCCTCGAAGGGCAGCGTGCTTGCCGGGGGAACGCTAAAGGCGCTCACGCGCTACAATCAGGATTTTGCCTCGAACGAATACTCGAACGCCTACAACCGCTTCCAGACAAACCGATCCACGCGGTTTAACCAGTTGGCATCCATTGCCGGGTTAGGGCAGACCACGGCAACGCAGTTGGGGAACATCGGCTCGCAAAACGCCGCCACTATCGGGAATCTTACTATTGGCGGTCAGACGGCGGCGGCGGCGGCACGGGCTTCTGGGTACAACGCCTGGGGGAACGCTTTCAGCGGCATTGGGAACAATCTCTCGAACTGGTATCTGTTGAGCCAAATGAATAAGCAATCCCAACCTCCCAACAGCTGGTCAGGCATCGGCCTATGAGGAAATCCTGAAATGGCGACGTTTTATACAGACCCATCCATTACTGGCCGCGGATTGCAGCAACCCGACCTGCTAGATACCTACAGCCGGTTGATGCAAATAAAATCCCTTCAGGATTCGCGGCGCACGCGCGACATACAGACCAGCGAAGCGCTCCTAAGACTCAAATCGCTGCAGCAGCAGCAGGCCGATGAGCAAGCCATGCGGACGGCCTCGGCTGCGGGAGTGAGCCATATGAGTGTGGCGGGGTTGCCGCTGGCCGGAGGCGCGGCGCAGAGCCCAGTAATTGGACCGCCAAGCGATACAACCAGCTTCGACCGCCAGGCCATGCTCTCTTCGCTGGCTGGCAGCGCTCCGCATCTTGTGCCGCAGGTGCAAAGCCAATTTGACACACAAGACAAAGCAGACGCGGCGCACCAAGAAGCATTACTGCAACTGAAGGATAAAGCTGCAAGCCTCGATGAAAAGACGCTCAAGAACCTGAAAACGCGCACCGACATGATGGGTTCGCTGGCGCAAAGCGTGATCATGAATCCCGCCAGTTACCCGAGCGCCAAAGCGATGGCTGAACAATCGGGGATGGTGAAGCCCGGCCAGCTTCCGCCGCAATTCACGCCGCAACTTTTGCCGCAACTGCAGGCCTGGGCGAATCAGGCACGCGACGTGAAAGATGTTGTCACCGAGGAAGAAACCAAGCGGCACAACAAAGCGATGGAGGGGAAAGACAACGAGAAGGACAAAGATATTTCCGATTGGCTGGCTGGCAAGAGTTTGCCTGACACGCCGGCGAATCGCACGAAAGCGCGCGAGGCCATTGCGGCAAGGGCGCCAACGGCAACGTTTAATTTGCAGAATGTGGGAACTACCGGGCCAGCGGCGGAAGTGGCCAAGCGCTTCGGCATGACCCCCGAAGCCTTCGATCAGGCGGCGGAAAGGTACTGGCAAACCGGCCAGCTTCCGCCGAGTGGGCGCGGCGGCGCGGCCCTGGCAATGAACAAGGCCATTCAGAACCGCACGGCAGACTTGCACGCGGGGCAGAGCCTGGCGGAAGGCTCGGCAGAATATGCCGCGAACAAGGATTCGCTCAAGAAGTTGCAGGGGAACCTCGATTCCGTGAGCGCTTTCGAGAAGACCGCCAAGAAGAATCTCGACCTGTTTTTGCAACAGGCCGGAAAAGTCGTGGACAGCGGAAGCCCGTTCATCAACACGCCGCTGCGCCAAATCGACAAGAACATAGTTGGAAACGCAGACATGCCCGCCTACGACGCGGCGCGGCAAGTGGCCATCAATGAAATCGCCAAAGTTACGAGCAGTCCCGGCCTGACAGGTGTGCTGAGCGATTCCGCGCGGAAGGAAGTGGAAGCCTTCATTCCCGAAAAGGCCACGCTGAAGCAGGCCTACCGGGTCGCTCAGGTATTGACGCAAGACATGGCCAACCGGCACCAATCGTATGATGAACAAATCGGGATCATAAAAGCGCGCATGGGCGGGAAAGCGCCGTCAGTCGAAAGCGGCGCCGCTGGCGGAAAAGAAATTCACTATAAGATCGTAAACGGTCAACTCGTACCGCAATAATGCCTGATATCCGTGTTTTAGACGAGCAGGGAACGACTCATGTTTTTCCCGATGGCTCCACGCCTGAAATGATCGCCAAGGTGATGGGTGTCAAGCCACCAGCGCCAAAAAGTGCTATAGAAACACAGAAGGAACCTGATTTCTGGGATACCGTTTATCGCTACAGCGGTATAGAAGGACTGGCAAAAGCACGGGAAGCGACACTCAAAGCCGTTGGCCCTTACACACCGGAGCATTGGGTCAAAAAAGGACTTGAAAGCGTTTCCGATTGGGCGAAATCGAAGGCCGCTGAACTTGAGAGTGCACAACTAAAAGGCGATGGTTCAGGAAAATCAGCGGAATCCGCTTTTTATCTCAATGCCGCAAGCGATGCGGCAAAATTGGGAGCAGGGGCCCTGGATCCGAAGAATCTCGCCATTGCCGCCGGAGCGGCGCTCGCCCCAGAAATCGCCGGGCCCGCTCTCGTTGCTCATGGCGGTTATGGAGTCGCCAAGAATATCGGGAAAGCAGGAACCCCGGAAGGATTGCAAAATACGCTTTTATCAGCCTCGGAAATGGCCGGCGGAGCGGCTTCAACAGCGGCGGGAGCAAGAACAATTCGCTCGCAGGCGACGGGGCGTGAACTCTATCAAAGTGCCTTGAAACCTTCCACGACACTTACGGAGACTCAACGGAACCGCGTGCTCGACACCGGACTACGTGAAGGCATTCCGGTCAGCAAAGGTGGTCAAGAAAAGCTCGGGAACCTCATGGATGAGGTGAATCAGGCCATCAGCGACAAAATCAAGGCTGGAAACGCTGCGGGAGCGACAGTAAACAAGTTTTCCGTGGCCTCGCGTCTAGCGGATACCTATGCTGACGTTTCGCGGCAAGTCAATCCCGTAAAGGGCCAGATTGCCGTAGGCAAAACAGGGAACGAGTTCCTAGCGAGCCAGCCAAACGAAATTTCGCTGGAGCGGGCGCAAGCCGTCAAGCAGGGCACCTATCAGCAAATCAAAAAATCCTACGGCCAGTTAAGTACTGCAGCTGTCGAATCTCAGAAGGCACTTGCCCGTGGGCTCAAAGAAGAAATTGCCGCACAGTTCCCCGAGATTGCCGACTTGAATGTGCGTGATTCGAACCTTATCGGACTCGATAAACAATTGGAACGCGCTGTCAACCGCATCAGCAATCATCAAATGATGGGAATTGGGACGCCGCTGGCGGCAGCTGGCGTAAAAGCGGCAACAGGCAGCACCGGGGCAGCGGCAGTAGTTGGTATTCTTAAAGCTGTGATTGACGATCCGCTTATCAAGTCAAGGCTAGCTATCAGCTTGAGCAAAGGGGCAGGGATACCGCTCAATCGGGCTCAGGTCCGTATCGCGCGATACGCCGCTGCTCTCGCAAGTTCTTCCAGTACCGCCGGTCCCGTTCGTCCAGAAAATGAGCAACCCAACGAATGAGCAGATACAAACAGCACACCACTGCGACAGCTGAAACCATGTCACATATAGTATCAAATTTCGGAGGCCCTAAATGCCAATAGTTAGTAAAAAGCAGTACGGCACAATGCAAGTCGCGGCGCATGGAAACAGCACGCTCGGGATTCCCCGGGCGGTAGGGCAAGATTTTGTGGCTAAGACTCCGCCAGCGAAGCGCAGCAAGTTCGCCAAAGCGCTGGCCAAACGCCGCAAACGCCGCTCGCCCCAGTTCGAGGCGCTAGGCAAGATGGCGAAAGGCTCCTGATGGCAAAAGTCCTGGGCTATCCCAAGTTCCGGCATCTGTTGCCGGACGGCTCGCCAGCGGTGGGTTACAAGCTATATAGCTACCTCAGCGGGACCGTCACGCCAACGCCGCTTTATACCTCGCAGGACCAATCCGCCCAGCATCCTCAGCCTGCCGTGACTGATGGGAATGGCGAAATTGCCATTTGGCTGGCTCCCAATGTGGCCTACAAATTGGTGCTGCGCACCGTTGCGGATGCCGATGTGTGGACGCTGGATGGGTTGAACATCTCCGAGGGAGGCTATTTCACCACACTGAGCGTTACCGGTGCGGCTGCATTCGCCACGCTCAGCGCCAACGGGCAGATTACCTCGACGGTAGCCACGGGCAGTGCTCCTTTTGTGGTGGCCTCGATAACCAAAGTCGCCAATCTCAACGCCGACCTGCTGAAAGACAAAACCTGGGCGATTCCGGATCCCATCGGCTCGACAACTCCGAACACCGGGAAATTCACCACCCTCGAATCGACTACGGGCTTGACCGAAGATGCAGACGGCATCCAGCAAACCGCGACCGGCGCGCAATGGAAGCGTGGAAGCATGAGCGAGGAAGTGACGCTATCGACCGTGGGCACTACCACGAACTCGGTAGCGAATCTCTTGCCGGCCAACTCAATCATTGAAGCGGTAGTGGCGCGCGTGACGCAGACCATCAGCGTGGCCACCGACTGGAAACTTGGCGATGCTACTCAGGCGGCACGCTTCACCGCGGCGCAATCAGGCGGCCAGCTCGTTCTTGGCGCAACGGTAGTGGGGCTCAACCATGCCGATCCCACGGTAGCAAGCGCGAATCTTGGCCCAGTGCAAACCGCCGCGACACCACTCAGAATCACGACCACCGGCACGCCAGGAGCCGGAAAGATTCGCGTCACGGTATTTTTTCGCCAGTTCACCGGCCCAACCTCTTAGGAGAAAATTCACCATGCGGAAGTTTGTTTGGATGGCTCTGGCCATCCTGGTTTCGAGTGTATCTGCCTGGGCGCAGGGGGCCGGATTCAACGGGGAAGTGATCCGACCCACTGCCACGATTGCCGGAGCCTCCATCCGCGTGTGCACAGATGTGGCCACAGGAACGCCCTGTTCCCCATTGGCGACGATTTATAGCGACTCGGCGCTGTCGGTCACAATTGCTGGAAGTATCGTCACCGCCGACTCTGCCGGAAATTATAAATATTATGCGGCGGTGGGATGCTATCAAGAGCAGATTTCGGCCTCGGGCTTCGCAACCAAGACGCAGCCGGTTTGCGGGTCAAATCCGAAAGGCGCGATTAATTTCTCCGGTGGCGTCACCATTTCCACGCTGCCTTATACGACAACATCGGCGGGCACCCACAGCGGGACGGAAACGTATACCGGACCAGCCCTGGCATTTACGGGACCAAAGTCCAGCACGACATTTGCCGCTCCAGCAATGGTCAACAGCGTGATCGTGGACAGTTCTCCAAATTCTTCCGACACGCGCGCGCAAGCCTCGCCATACGTTCTTCCCTATTACCGCTCGGATATTTTAGCCACAGGCTCCGGCGTGCCTGGCAATTTCTACAGCTTCCTGAAATCCACTTCGACTACCGCGAATCCAGCCCAGGATACTTCTAACCTTGTCGCTGGCCTCGAAACCGTGACGCTGATGGGACAGTCCTCCCACTCCGGTGCGTGGGGGCTCAATCCGGTCCTTGTCCTGGACCAGATTTACACCTGGGCGGGAACGACTTCCTACGCATTCGGGTTGCCGGTTATTCCCACGGCTGGAAACGGACATTTCTATCGGCAAACGGGCGGAGCGTTCGGGGATTTTGGCTGCACCAGTTCAGGTTCGCAACCCAGTTTCCCAACGGGAGCAGGAGCTTCAGTAGGTGATGGCACTTGCACCTGGACGGAATCCGGGGCGTACCCGCTAACGATTTGCGGCGGCGCCACGCTGGGCAACAGTTGCGACGCCGAGATGTTTGGCGTCGAAGTCAACACTTTCAATAACCGCGCCGACCCGGCCCCCGGAGGCCTCGGAACGAGAACGGCCCTAGGCAGCCGTTTGAAAGCTGCTTTCGCAGCTACAGACAACGGACTGTTTCCCATTCACGTGGATTACTTATCTACTTACACGGCTGCGGCTAACAAACCGTACATCGGCTACTGGGTTCAGGACGCGAAAAGTTCCGGCGTGCAGATCGGCGATCCTAATTGCATCGGATGTCCGCTGACGATGGTGGACGGCGTACGGCTCTCGGAGAAAAGCGTAGCCACGGCAGGGAACAACTACGGAAGCGTGAATCACTCCTGGTATGACAGCACCTGGAACGGCGCGGCGCCAGTCGAGCACAAATGGAGTTCTTACAGCAGCCCGCTGGCGGGAACCAATCCACAAGTACAACTGAAGTTTGACTACAACGCAGTGAACCAAGCAACGCTTAACTCTACAGGTAGTTGGCTTATGCAAGGTTCCGATACCATTACCTCGGCACCGCCAACGCAGGCGGCTAGCAATGTCGGCTGGAAGTTTTGCACATTCTCTAACACCACTTGCCAAGGAATCGCTAGCGCCACAGAAGTCCATCAAATCGGCACTGGATCGTGGTTGTCTGTTTTTAGCGGGGCAACCTATCCAGCGAATGCTGCGAGTTCTACAACTCCCGATGCCAACTCTCTAATTTCACTTGGCACCAACGGAGAAATAGTACTGAAAGAGATAAGCCCACCATCGGCACCGGGAGCAACTTGGGATGGTTTGTTCGGAGATTCCGGAACGCATACACCGAGCTGGAACAATAATAACAACGGCACAAGTTCTCCCACCGGAGCTTGGCAATGCACAAACGTCACGCCGGTAACGGTCAACGCAAATGTCACTACCGACCAGAACCTGATGGCCTGCACTATTCCAGCAGGGACACTGAATCGCGTGGGACGCACGCTGCGCGTCAAGGTAGCCGGAATTTATACGACCGCTGCCGCTTCTACGGCACAGATGACACTCAAAGTGAAACTGTGCACGGTATCCGGGTGTGGTAGCGGTACGGTTATTTCTCCGATAAGCATTCAGACTTCTGCGCTCGCCACGCAAACAATCGCCGCTGAAAACTTTTCCTTGCGTTCGGAACTTACAACGCAGACCGCTGGCGCTTCTTCTGCATATGAGGCACACGGAGAATTCTTAATAGACCTTTCGGCCACTATACCTTCTGGCGATACGGTGTTTGGCGATCCGAACACGGCGACCGTGGGAACTATCGATTCAACGGCGCAATTGTTCTTGCAATGCGCGTTCGCATTTAGTGCCGCCAGTGCGACCAACAGCGCAACCCAGCGGCAATTAGTTTTGGAGACTGTAAATTGAAAAAACTTAGCCTGCTTTTGCTTCTCCTTGCTCCCTGCTCCTTTGGCCAATCCTTGACCAGGGTTACAGGCACACTCACCGACCCCAACTCGGTCCCCTATTATCCCGCGCATGTGCAGGCTTGCCTGACCACCAGCAGCTCGATCCAGCCAACCGCAAGCGGGACTACCCTGACGCCCAATGCTCCGCTGAATTCCTCGCTGCAAACAAATTACTGTGCCGCACCGGTAACCACGGATTCGAGCGGCAGGTTCGCCATGTCATTGGTGCCGAATTCCGCCATCACCCCCAGCGGCTCGCAATACACCTTCACGGTGCAAACGGCGGGGACGCCGCCGCCGGCGGGCAAGGGCGCGCAAACTTTCACCTCGGCGGCGGTGACGGTTTCGGGAGCCACGCAAGACGTTTCTACGAGCATCAACAGTGTCGGACCTGCGCAACTCAACGCAGGCGGCGGCGTTTCCACTACCTCGTCCATCCCCGGTCAGCCAGGACTCACAGCCGTTCCTGTTACCTCCGGCTTGATGGCCGAGTATCGCATCCTACCAGGTGAGACGTGCGGCGCGCTGATCGATTACTCCGGCAGTGGAAACAACGCCACGGGATCGGTTGGGACGCCGCCTGCTGTCACTGCCGTTACGGGCGGAATAGCTGGCGCTGGCACTGGTGCTTGTAGCCTCCCAGCAGCGCTGAACTCAGCGCAAACCATTCAGCTTTTCATCGGCAATCCTGTCGGAAATGCCAACGGCGCCCTCGTTGCCGGGAATGGGACAACGACCAGCAGCCTGATTCTTTCGCTCACCGTGTTTCCCGGTCCATCGCTGACTCAGGGCGGTCAAACCGACCAAGCATTTACTTCCGGGTCGAGGATTTTCTCGGGCTGGATGGAAGGCGGCAACAATCTCACGTTTCAGCCTCGCGCGATGATCGAGGGGAACATCGACGTAGCCTGGGTGATGGTTTGCGACGCGCCGCATGCGAGCAACGATACGATGTATATTAATGGAGTTGACCAGAACGGCTTCGGTCAGACTTCCTCTAACGCTTGGTTCGCGCAGCGCTGCTCACAGGGTCATCAAACGACCGGGAATTATCAGTTGGGAGGAATTGCCGGGGGAAGCAACCCGAACTACAACAGCAACGGGTACATGAATGCAAACATCTATTACGCGCTGTTCTACAATCGCCCCCTCAATGCTGCAGAAGTTGCACGGAATTCCGCCTATCTGAAAATGGTGATGTATAACCGCGGAGTGACACCGACAATTTTTCCAGGGACACCCGGGCTAGTTACTTCCAATCCAATTCTTGCCGTGGATGGCGATTCGCTTTCTTGTGGAAGTTGCATCGGGACAACGCCAGCCATCACTTCACCGTATTCCGCTTACCTAACGCTGAACACTCAGGGCGGAAACACTTGGAACATCACCAACATGGGCCGCGCGGGATACAGACTCGATACTACATTGAATCCATTTGGTCCTCAAGCAATAGATCCGATCTACCGGCCCTATGCTCCGTCGAATACTGTTGTTATTTGGGGCGGAACAAACGACGCCAGCACGGATTTCATTCCGCAACTGTCATCTTACTGCCAGGCCAGGCACGCCGTTGGTTGGAAGTGCATTGTCGTGTCCATGATTTCGAGAACGGGACTGGACGCCAACAAAAACAGTAACAACGCTTTAATACGGCAGCTTTGGCCAACGTTTGCGGATGGATTCGCCGACATCGCTGCGGATGTGAATCTCGGGGCTGACGGCGCAAACGGTAGCGCGACCTACTTTACAACCGATCATGTGCACGTCACGGACGTTGGCATCATCAACGACGAGACGCCGTGGATTCAGAGAGCTATCAACCGCCTGTATGGCAACCGCGATTTCTCGACGGCGACCGTATACGGCTCTGCTGCTGCAGCAGCCGTAGCAACGACTGCCGGAAGTGAAGCTACCAACACCGTCACATTGACCTCTGCGGCCACGCCAGCGAACTGCCTCAAGGGGAATATGGTCACAGTGGCAGGTACAACCCCGGCAGGTTATAGCGGGAACTGGCTGATCCGCACCAGTAATGGAACGCAGATTACTTATTTTGCGGCTACAGCAGGCATGGGCGCAATCACCGTACAGGGAACGCTTGTTTGTCCACAGAGTCAGGATGCTGACCAATATGCCGTGCTGAACTTCACCGGAAATCATACTCTTGATTCATGTGTTGGTTACACCGGGCAGCGTCTCTATCGTAGAAACATCAACGCAGGAGCAGTAACTCTTGTGCCTTTCGCAAGTGAAACGATCACAGGAGCAGGGGCAACGCCAACAACGCTAGCCGCGAACACTACTGCGATCCTCGAAAGCCAGCTTGTCAGCGCAGCGGCAGCAGGCTGCAATTGGATTCGTCTACAGTGACCTGATGCCCAACGACAAGCCCAAGCCTGAGCCCAAGCCCCCGACGCCTGACAGTTTCGGTCTGGTAGCTACAGCTGTCTTCGAGATGCGCGGGGAGCTTGGCAAGCAGTCGCAATTGTGCGAAACGCTTGACCGCCACTACATGGAACAGCGCGAGGACATACGGACGCTGGAGAAACTTGTCGAGACTCAGGTGCTCGAGCTGAAAACTTCGATCAAGGCGATGAACAGGACCATGAAAGTCGGATGGGGTCTGCTGCTTGCCATTGGCGGCGGAGCGGCATGGACGATCTTGCGCATCTGGGAGACTTTCCTACCCTTCCTTCAATTGAAACTGGGGCTTCCCACCAAATGAAAGACCTCGCCGAAATGATGGCCAAGCGCCATTTTGACATTCAAGCGCAACTTATATTCGAGATGACTAATCACTCAAAAACTTCCGTGACTCCCTTCGCCAAGAAATGGGCCGATGTTTCCGAGCAGGACCGCTTACAATCTATCGAGGTGTTTCGAAGGCTTGTGTCCGATCAGGAGATTTTGCAAATGTTGAGGAACAGAGCGGCACTATGAGTCCCAGCTCGGGAGACGACCACCAATGGCCTCGGACCAGACCAACTACCGACTTGCGGAAACGATGGAAGAGCGCGTGGCCGTTGGGATGCAGAAGTTTTACCGGCTGTGGATGGAAGCCCACGGGCCTGGGACGCTCCCGGATATTCCGGCCTGCCAAAAATTCATCAAGCCATTCGTGCACAAGGAAGCCTCGACATGTGCCGCCGGCCATCTGCACCGTGTCCACACCGAAGTGACCCAGAAGCGGGACCGCGACATCGCGCACGACATTATGATCAGCAACGCGGGCGTCGACGAGAGATTAGCGATGGAACATCTATGATGAGCGAATCCAATAAGCAATGGCTTGATGCCACGGCGGATGCGGCCTTCGACGGCGGGCATATCTTCCCACCAATGGCTGCCTGTGAAATGGCACTGGAATCCGGCTATGGCACTTCGTTGTTATATCGTGTCGATTTCAACGGCTTTGGCATGAAAAAACACATCCATGAGGTCTATCAGACTGTTTCCCTCCCAACCAAGGAATTTCTTGGCGGTGAATGGCAAACGGTGAGCGCTGGATTTGTTCGCTATCCTGATCTCAAAGCTTGCTTTTCCGACCGCATGAACACATTGCGAAGGCTTTCCACGGTTTATCCACACTATGCCGCTGCGCTTGCGGCCTCCGATCCCGTCACATACGTCACCGAAGTGAGCAAATCGTGGAGTACGGATTTACGGAGGGGTGACAAGTGTGTTAAAATATACGAAGAGTATATAAGTTCCCCTAATGGCAACGACGATCTACAAGATCACGAATCTGGTCAATAGCAAATCCTACATTGGGAAAACTAGGTCTCGCTTGTCTGATCGATGGCGCGGGCATTTATACGACATGCGAAGGCTGAACTCGCCGAACATTCCCCTGTACAATGCAATCAAAAAATACGGCGAGGACAAATTCACCATCGAGCCAGTAGTTATTTGCATGAATGAAGAAGCGAATTGTTGCGAGAGAGAGGCAATTATCGCTTACGGAACCAAGCGGCCTCATGGATACAACGCAACGGATGGCGGTGACGGTAGTTCCGGCTTTCGCCCTGACGAAATAACCAGAGCGAAATTGAGCGCCGTGCATAAAGGCAAAAGACTCACAGAAGAACATAAAGAAAAAATCAGGCGCGGCATGACAGGCATAGTCAATTCTGTCGGATACACTCACAGCCAAGAAATTCGGGCAAAAATTTCAGCTAATTATCGCAGAAGGGAATACACGCCCGCACAGCGGAAAAGGCTTAGTGAATTACGCGCTGGAACAAAACTGACGCAAGAGCACAAAAATAAAATAAGCGCCTCATTGAAAATCTTCTACGCCAAGCGCAAGCCGGATACGCCGGATAGTTTATTTTCCTGATGCAGCATTCGATTTCTCTGGCGGGAGGGGTTTTAACTCGCCCAACTCGATCATTTTTCGGATAAGCAACCGGCAGGAGTCAATGCGCACCGCCAGCGGCCATCGCCTGTCGCGGAATATATGGTTGTGAGCGCGAAGAAGTAAGTACCAGCGTTGCAAGGGAACCGCCTGGGTGGTGCCCTTAACCCCGAGAGACAACCCCGCTGAAGATGTGGCCGCAACTCTACGGCAAAGAGCAGTTTGGCGCAATGGTACCGATAGGAAACGCCGGCGGAATTGCTCGTTGACGCCCGCAAGTGCGAAAGCGAGACTTTATTTACGGGGCGGCGGCGCTAGATTCCTCCTCCGAACCAGAGCACTGGGTCCCCACAATTCTGGCTGTGCCGCCCTTAGTTTTGGAGGTGCCCATGACTTTCCTGAAAGCCGCTTTGGCGCACTGGAAGACCTCGACCGCCGGTATAGCCGCGGCCGCGCTGATCATAGCAAACTCTTACAAGTCCGGCATGACCTGGGAGCAGTGGGGGATCGCGGCGGCTATCGCTTTCTTCGGGCTTTCCGCCCATGACGCAAAAGTGCCTCCCACGCCGTGAACCTCCTCGCGTTTCCGGATCCGATCGCATGGTACAGCGGCATGAAGCAGGCCGGGCTCCAGCGCGACGAGATCAACGCTTTCGTTTCGATGCTATACTCTGCACAGGTTTCATTTTTGTGGCGGAGTGGCAGGGCTCGGTGGGCTATCTGGTCTGGCGAGGGTAGCGCTATGCAGGACGCCGCGACCGCTATGTTTTTGAGCCTGCAGGCGCTCGAAAAGAAAGACTTTCTTACATTGGCTGTCCCTGCCGACATGCTTGAAAAGGCGAACATCGAAAGATTTCAAGTCAGTTCGAAGACAAAGTAGATGGGAAATTGAGAACAGCGAATTCGCCATAATAGACTTTTGCGGCTTCATCATATGAGCGGGCTGCATCCTCAAGAGAATGAAAATAACCCAAATGTTTCTCACAGCCATTGACTGTGATTTTTACTCGCCATCTGCGAGTAGTTTTAGTCCATGTCACACCTTTGAATCCCGAAGTATTAGAACTTTGAATTTTCCGATTATGCGCATTCTGCGCAACACTGCACTTGCGAAGATTTTTCTTTCGATTGTCTAAAGTATCGTGATTTTTGTGATCGCAGTCTTCGCCTGGACTGCAATTAAGGATTACGCGATGCATCCGAATACATGTCCATCGCGGTTTACCGGGAATGCTATAATCGGCGATAGTGCGGGTGACGTAGAAACTACGCCTGTGAGAGTCCCAGTGCGCATTCCAATTCCATTGATTGAGCCATTCATAATCGTCAGCATCAACTAAAGTATTTTGTTGTCTGGTGAGGGCGATTATCTTGTAGGATGTGTCGGACGGCTGAGTAACGGGATGCCGTCTCATGCGGCGTTTCGGCATTGGTCCTCCACGAAAGGACTGCTGCTCTCAGCCGTTTATTTTAGCAGAAAGGAATCCCCTTATGGGCACCTCCGCAAAAGTAGTGACACCTCCGAACCATTGGTATTCCACCATTCTGCACATCTTCCGCCATGTTGGAATTTATGTAAGTGACGCTTTTGTGGCGCTTTTTGGAATGGATAGCGCTCATTCGTTTGCGATCGGCGCTGAATCCCTGCTCAAGAGCAAGCTGGGAGTACTAGCCTGGGAAGCCGTGCAGGAAGTAGAGAACATGGCCAGCGGAGCCGAAAAGAACGTCGCGGCCTTCGCCAAGATCGCTGCGGGAGCCAAAGCCGCGGGGCTGGAAGTAAAAGACAGCCTTATTCGCTTGCTGATCGAAGTCGCCGTTTCACGACTCAAGGGAATGTTTGGCCAGCCTACCGTCTAGAATCATCGATAAATCGGTTTACCTCGTCAGTGGCAATGATTTCTGCTAGGTTTCCACTATCGGCCTGTAATTCTTTGCTTCCAGCCCTTCAAAGCCAAACGTCCATGCGCATGCATCATCGGCCCGCTCGATGGTCGGCGGTACGCGCAAAAAATACTCCCGATTTGTAGAAGGGTCTTTCACCAGCACGGCTTTCAGCTTGCGGTCTGGATCATTCGGCAGGTCCAGCGAATAGAGCTGCCCCATCTCATGGGAATGGATAATCTTGGCGTTAGCCTCGCGGATGAACCGCTCCATGCCGAAGCGTTCGATCTGAACGCGCCGCACTTCGGCGTTCTGCTCAGCCAGAATTCCTTCCGCCGTGAATGTTTCGGGACGCAGAATCGTCTGCTCCGTGACTTGCGTGCCCTTCCAGAACCATAATCCGCTGCCGTCGCGGTATTCAATGGCCGGTCCTATCTCGTAATGCAGACGCCGCTGGCCTGATGGATGCTCCATTGAAAATATCTGTGCTTGAGCCACGTGGACCGCATCGCGTGTCATCCAGAAAAACAAGCAACCGCCCTTCACGATCTTGAGGAATGGCCTCCAGGGGTTCGCCCCGGCAGCGGCCCAGGCAGCGGCCCCGGCAGCGTCCCAGGCAGCGGCCCCGGCAGCGTCCCAGGCAGCGTCCCAGGCAGCGGCCCAGGCAGCGGCCCCGGCAGCGGCCCCGGTTAATTCGTATATCTTCAGAATTGCTCGCACCGGATTGGGATGGAACACTACCGCTCGCTTGGGCAGCTTCAGCAATTCGAGATGCTCTTCAAAGCCTTCGCGCACCAACCCTTCATCGAAGCGCGAGGTAGCAAACGCTTCTTTCAATTCTGCGATGATCTTCTGCGTAGATGCTGGCAGCTTCATGCTCAGTCCTGAACGTTCCTGATTTCGTCAGGGAAATATTCTCGCTGACGGGTGATTTCGAAATCGCCAGCAGGAAGTTCGATGGTGTGGTGTTCGGGATGAATCAGCGAGACGCCCTGCTCGCCAACCGAAACAAACAAGCCCTCGCCGATCTCCAGCACTTCGGCCTGCTCCAACTCTAAGATGCGATGGACATGCCCCGTAGCCTCGCCTTCGAGCGCATGACCCGTGGGGCGCTTTCTGCGCTTGCCGTCAGGCAGCTTGTTGATTTTGCGAATAAGTACATCACCCTGGCGCCAGATGGGATTCGGTTCCATTTTGTCCTCCTTCAAGGATTGCTCCAGCAGCATTTCACCGACCTGCGATTTGGTGCGCCGCGTGCGCTTGGCAAGCTGATCGATCCGCGACAGCAGCCGTTCTTCGATGCGGATGGAAAGATATTGCTTGCCCATATGCACACGGTATACCGGATAGATGGTTGCCTGTCAAGCGGGAAATGCTATCCTCGCTGGCAACTGCGGAAAAAGGGAATCACACCGGGCCTCCGCCTTCCGTCGCGGGGGCCTCAAAACTCAGCAACTGCATGAAAAGTAGGTAGCCCGCTTTTCGCTTGGAATCTTTTTGCCCAGGACATTTTCCACATGGTCCCACAGGTCGGGAGGAATCTGGCCGTGGGCATCGCTGCCCATGCAAAGCAAATACTCTCCTTGGTGCGACCATCCGCCGTCCTCGTCCAGTTGGCCGCAAGCAAGGGCAAGCAAAGTCTCATACTCGGGCGCATCGCTCTCACTTGCGCAATAATTTCTCAGCCACTCTTCAGAACGCTTCTTCCTATCCTCCGATACTGACATGGGTAACTCTCCGAATGCCGGATGCGTCCAAACGTGGCGCAGTGAAGTGATCGTGCGTGGGTAGACCACCAGCCAGAAGCGCTGCCCTTTTGTTACAGGCTCTTTCAAGAACGGATCAACAATCCCAACAGGGTCTTCGCAAACGCCGACGCCTCCCTCAATGAAACCCACGTGCGTGCCCGGTTTCAAGAGTTGTGCGGCAATGGCTGGCTCTACGGCCAAGTGAATGGCATCGCGCCCCGCTTTCTCATCAATGATCGTGCCGAGTGTTTCCAGTGCATCGGTTGTCAATTTTTTATCGCCGCTCACTTCAAAAACCCCCTAGCCTTCAAGGTTTCCTTTTGCTCCTCCAGCCGCTGGTGTGACTCCACGATACGCTTGGCTTCGGCATGCGTCTCCGCTGATGCTTTGAATCCACACGAGCAGGAAATGCAGAACGGACGTGCAATGAACTGCAGGTCGTGGGTGATGGTTAATTCGTGCTTCAAATCGCAATCCCCGGCACTTCTTCCCGCACAAGGTACAAAGCTTCTCTTGGCAGGACCGGCTTTATTGCCTCGTACCGCTGCTGGCCTTCTGCGGTCGTGCGGCAATCCACTGCGGGACCGACTCGCTTTTCCTCCGCTGCATTCAGCCGCCTGCGCAAATGGAACGCCTTTGGCCGGTCTTCGGTCCACTCGCCAAGCGATGCATCGCCGAATCCAGCAAGCATCTCATAAGCCATCTCGCGGCAGCTACGCGAATCACTCAATCCAATCACCGGATTAGAAACCGAGCAGTGCCAGACCGGCCCGCCGAAGCCCATCTCGATTCATTCATAGCCCGAATTGACCGAGATGATTACGCTCAGGCCCCGGCGCACGAAATGGAACCTTGGATGCGCGGTTTCGAACGCGAACCGGCAGTGATGCTTCAAGGCCAGATTGTGCTGATAACCCATTTTTCGCTCCTCCCCCTCTTTAGCTCCCATGCTGCGCCGCCGCCGGGCCCTCAGTACTTCAAACTCAAATCCCTCAGCCAGAATAGCTGCTTGTTCGAGATGCTGGTATTGTCGCCCCAGCTTTCCAGTTGCTCGGTCATCCGCTCGACAAAGCCGCGCTCGGTCGGCGTCATCTCTTCCAAGTGGTCCGAGAGGTTGTGGATGTGCTTGCGGAATTCGGTGATCTTCTCCGCGTGGTTCAGCGTGGATTCGCCTTGGAGGCTCACTGCACAACCTCCGACCGTAGACGCTTCATAATCGCGTCCGCGTCTTCTCCGGTCCTTTGACTTTCTCTGATTGCTTCGTTGGCCATATCAACCACAGGCCGCGTAAGCGGCTGAATGACGGTTCCTAACGGCTCAGATAAAGGCTCATGTGACATTTGCGGCATGTTTTCTGCCGTGGATGTCACTTCCGGTATGACATTGACCTTTTCTGCGCGTGACAAATTGTCATCTACCTCACCAAAGAATTTGTGGCTCGCATCGAACTGGGAAAGTCTATATTCCTCTAAAGTCTTGGCACCTTTGTCGCTGTTACAGCTCTTACATGCAAGGACTAAATTTCTTCCTGCGCCTCCGCCTCTTGATTTCGGTGTTTGGTGATCTTGGACGCGGTTCATATCGTCAAGATCAATTCCGCAATACCAGCATCGTTCAGCAGATGGCAGAAATTTAAAGCGATACACATTGCTCTTGTTTGGGCGTCGTTCCGTTGAGATTAACTGGCGATCCTCCAAGGACTTCAATACCCGCAGCACTTGACGAAGAGAGAGAAGGCTTTCAGTAGCAAGTCGAGAAATTCCAGGCCAAGCACAGTGACTCCCATCATCAAAGTAATCTGACAAAATTAGAAGAACTAACTTTTCAGTTGAGGTGAGTTTTCTTCCAAAAGCATCATGTGTGATTGGTTTTACAGAAGCAGTAGCGTGCCAGCTCATGCGCCAAGGACCTTTCGGGGAACTCGGACGGTGCTGGCGGTCCTTGGCAGAACATCTACCAGCGGGCCGTCCGAATTCCATGCTAATTGTCCTCCATGTTTTTAGTCAGCGCAAGAAAATTTTTCTCTGCGCTACAACAGGGGCACTCGGGTCCGTCGTACCAGCAAGCGCGCGGGTGGAGATTGCATCTCTTTGGCAGCTTCTCCGCTTGCAGGGCTTCGGCTAATCTCTCGCGGCTGTCGGGCTGCGGTTTCGTCATGCTTGGCTCCCTCCCAGTACCAGGTTCCCTCGCCGCTTTCATAGTCATGCACTAACCTCCAGCAGCCAATCTTCATTTCACGGAAGAATTTTGGCTCATCCAGAATTAGCTCGAATTTCAGTTCCACGGCCAGCGGCTCACGGTTTCGCCTCACGGTGCAGCCGCAGCTTCCCACTTGAGTTTCTTTTGCTGCGGGTGCGTGTCGATTCGCGGCCTGCTTTCTCTGCTCCATGGGCCTCCGCCAGCTTCACCCACAAGTTTGAAGCCAGCGCCTCTAAGGCTCGCCCCGCATTCCTCTGCGAGCGTGTAAGTGACGAGTCGTTTGTAACCGAGCGCCCAAGCAGCTCGCCTAACTGCGCCATAAAGGAAACTGTTCGCATTCCGAGTACCATCTGTGCAGGTCCGGTTGACTTCAAGTGTCCAACCATCGTCAAGCATTCGTGCAAGAGGTCGGCCAACGATTGCCACTCCGCAGATTTCTGTAGTCTTGTCATTGAAACATCCTACGCAAAACTTCGCTCCTGGTACGGGCTTGTGATGACGGTGCCAGCGTTCCACGAAAGCATTGGCCTCTTCAAGCGTAACTGGAACCAGCGTCAGCATTTCACTTGGCGGCCTCACGGTGCAGGGGGCGCTGCTCGGCTCGCTGCTCCAGCAAGCGCTCGGCGTAGGCGGCGACACAGTTGGCAAGCTCGGGCGGGATAGTAGCTACTTGCGCGGTCCACTTTTGACGCTCCAGGCTTTTGGAATTCGCATTCTGCCAGAGAGATTTATTTCTGTAGGCTCGCTTCTCTTCCGCTGAAAGCCTGTTGAACGCAGGTCCAGAAAGACTTCCGCCGGCCATTTGCAGAGCATGCACCGATTTCGTGATCCCCTGATTGAGTTAATGGCGGGACGCCTGGGCCCCACAGGTAAAACGGCCCACAGTGATGCACCGCGTTCCCGACGAATTGCTGCGCCGCGCGGACGTTCTCCATGACATACGATACTCCGCTGGCCTCGCAGAGCGAGCGCGTGTGATTGAACAGCTTGATGCCCATTTCGGGATACTTCGGATTCGGGTGGAAGTGCTTCATGCCGTGAACCGAGAACTCTTCGCAAGGAGTGGACGCGACGATAAAATCAAAGATGAACCGTTCCTCCGTTTGCGAGCCAGAGCAAGGAATCACAATTCCATAGTCCTCGTAGAGCATCAGGATGTCAGTCTGGATAAACCTGCAACCTGAAGGAAGAATCTTTGGATGCTTCAGGTCCACGCAGACGCACTGATGCCCACGCGCAGCAAATATCTTGCTCCAGCCAAGTTCGCCAGCGCACAAGTCCAGCACTCTCATTGCTCCGCTCGCTTGCCGCTTTTCTTCCCGTGATACTGTTCCCAATGGGCTTGCTCGTCGGCATTCGCGCGATGTCCAAACTTGAAGCCAGTACAGCCGCAGAAACACCATAACTGTCTGTGCTCCGAATCGCTGCGATTGGCACGATCATGCTGCGAGCGATAGTCTCCGCAGAAGCAAACGTCAGAGCCGTGCTCAACTTTTCCGCGTTCGTTCATGGCTGGCCAGCCTCGGGCTTGCTGGCGGCTGGGGAGGGCCGGGCTTTCTCAACCATCACTTTGTGGCCTGCTTCTGCTTCGTCCCAAGTGCAGTAGCGTTCCTGCTCGCCGTCAAGCGGGCCACCGAATACCATCGTCTCGAATAACAGCGGCTCTCCGTTGCCGAAGTTATGATCTAACCCGAGGAAGACGGTGCTCACTCGCACGTCGCCAAAAATATCTAATCCAACGTGCCGATTTGCGGTCTCAAACCAACTACCCCATTCAAGCAAATCATCCACAGGCACAACTTCGTGGCCTTCGAGTTTGTACTTGTCGTTCATGGCTTTTGCTCCCCCAGAGCCAGCACCGCCGCCTCGACCTCTCCCGGTCCCAGCAGCCAACTCTTTCCCTCGGGCCGCTCGCAGGTGGCGTGGGTGAGGATGTCGAGGACGGAGGTCAGGAGCTTCGTCTTTTCGTCTGGTGGCGTTGCAAATTCAATATCTGCTGCGACGGCTTGCAGCAATGAGACGCAAAGTTCTGTCTCTTCTTTGGTGAAGTCTCTGCCAATTCCTTTCACGTGGCCAGTCGTCAATAACCGGATGTATTCGCTGATGATTTGATTAGCAGATTTGCTCATTTCGTTTCCTTTTCCTCCGCTCCCGAGGCGAGGGACCGGATGGCCGCTGCACATTGCTCACACTCGTGGCTCGTAGTTGCAGATATCGACTGGTAAGCGATAGCTCTTTTCTCACAGGCTTGCGCCGCTTCCTCGATCACCTCGACCCGCACCTTTTGATCGTGGGCGGCGAGCGACGACTCAAAATAGTACGGGATGCTATCCAAGGGCCTGCTGCCATTGATTGGCTCGCCTGTCGTGAAGCGAATGCCATCGGGATAACGAAAAGCATACCCGTCAGGCGCACTCAGCGCCCCAGCACTTACGGCGTGGGGCTGCCACCCGGCTTGCGGTGGCTCGGCTCGCATCTTTTCCTGCGCGGCGTCGGCCATGCAAAAGCGACCCGGAGGTAGAGGAGTTGCGATCTTCGAGCACAAAACTTCACACTCGCATGGCTGCTTTTGAGACGCCTGCTCGGGCGGGGCGGTGGCTAGGGCGTTCAGGCGGTCGGCTATGAACTGAAAGCGAGTGACCGTGCCTACAGGTCTTGCTGGTGAGTTCCATGCATCCCACGCTTCTTTTACCTGCTCTGCACTCACTCCAGCTTGTTGGCGGGTCATGCCCTGTGCTCCTTTCGGTGACAAGACGCGCAAAGCCAAATAACTTCTAATGGCTTTGAGTAGTCGCGATGATGTCCTTGCGTCAAGCACAAACGACCGCACTTTTGGCAAGTGGGTGACTTCTTTATGAGTCCATTGCGAACCGCTCTCCTCAGACGTGCTTGAATGCTAAGGATCTCTTTATTTTCACGTCGCCATTTCTTCGAGGACTCATTCGCCTTGTCGCTGTTTGCGTGTCTCCAATTCCGTTGGTATTCAGTTCTAACTCTAAACCTTCGATCTATGCGCTTCCTTTTCACTGCCACTTTCCGCCCCCTTCCCTCTTGGCCTGCAACGATTCACCAACCGCTTAAACTCTAGTTCCGCGAAACGGAGACATTGCCTACACGGTCCAGAACAGCGCTGGCTAGCAATAAAACGTACAACCTCAGTCTTGCTCACTTTCCGCCCCTTCCCCTTCTTGCTGCCTGCTAGCTTAATTCAGAAATGCCCATCCCTGTCGCTTTACCCATTCAACGCTTTCTTCGGTGCTCGGAATCCGTCCCTGCTCTGAAATCGTCGCCATGGTTGCCAGTGCCGTTGCTGCGAGCCACTTGGCATTGTTCAGGTTGCGCGTATCTTCGCTGATGATTTGCCGCATGCAAGCCAGCAGCTCAGCCAGAGATGCTTCGCGCTTCTCTTCTAGCGTCACCGTGCGTCTCCCTTCTTGCTGCCTGCTAGCGATGCCTTTCTGAACGAAAAAGTGTTCTATTGAGAAAGATTTTGACGGGATTTGCCAGCGCACCCCACAGTATCCCGACAACCATCACCGCGATACATAGTCCCAATAGAATCTTGAGTGGTTCATTCATGCGTATCTCCAAAATTTCTTTTACCAGAGACCCCGGTCCAGCCACGGGACTAGCAGAGAACTGGACCGGGACCTCCAGCATCTTTGTGTGGAGCGACAACTTAGGTCACTCGACGCGACTTTATCCACACAAAATTCAAGTTTTATCGCTTCCCTTCCCCTTCTTGCTGCCTGCTAGCTGGCTCACTTCCCTCTCGTAATACTTGGTTGCTTCATGCGTTCAGGATGCTCTTCCCTGAATTTGGTAAAGGCCGCGATTTGTACGTCGAGTTTTGCGAAATGGTACTCATTGCAGCCATCCTCAAGTGACATCAAGCGATACGCCGTGAGTAGCTTTTGAGCTAATCGGTCGCGCGCTCGCACAATGAATATTGGCTCATCATGCGGAATAGGTTCGCCGTTGGCCGTCTTGATGATTTCTTCACCTTCGATAGAGAACTTCTCGCACAGTTTTCTCATTTCTCACCCCCCGCGGCGGCGCTCCCGCCTGCTGCTTGCTCCCCCGGCTTCTCATGCTTGTCGGTCCTGACAAACTCCCGCGCGTCTGACGGTGGCCCTTTCTTGCCGCGTGATTCTCGATAGTGCCTGAAGTCCACGATCACCTGCATGGCTCTCTGAACGTCCAGCCCGACCTTCTTCTGCATGAAGTCCAGCATGAAGGCGTCTTGCTCGCTGGCTTCGGTCGCTTCGAGGATGTTCTTCGCGTGGTCACGCGCTTCCTCCGGCGACAACTGGCAAATCACTTCGTCGTCCATGAGAAGTTGAACGAATGCCTCGCCATGCTTGTTCACGCCGGATTGATGCCACAGTACGCGCTCTTTAGGTTCAGCCATCGCCCCCACCACCTTTCGCCTGCCCTGCCCCGCTCAGCGTCTCTTAATTAGGCGTAATTCATCCAGATAACAAACAGCATTCTTGAAAATGTGGTGTTCGCCGTCCTGAACAACTATCTGAACATAGGCAATGCCGCCCTTTAATTGACGGAT